CTAATTCGTCGATGTCTTTTTTCTTGACCTCTGTCGATTCCGATGTGGCGTCCGTTGAATTTGATGTTGCGGCGGTTCCAAGATTGGTCAATTTTTCCGCATCGTCCAACGAAATGTTGAGCTGCTTTAAAATTTCGTCGCGTTGTTTGAAAATGTTGTTACTTTCGTCCTGCGCTTTTGCCAATTTTCGTTCGGCAAATCCCAAATCTTCAAGTAATTTTTTGGCTTCAATGCCGCCACGCTTTTGGCCTTGATCGGTTCCAAATTTATCTTTGTACGCCTTGTTTTGCGCTTCAATTACTTTGGTGGCGCGCTCCTGGATTGTCGAACCCTCTTTCGCAACGATGTTGAATTCGCGTTCGCGCTTTGCGATTTCTTTGGAAAGTTCGATTTTCTTTTCGGCTAATTCCTGCGCGCGGTCGGCGACCTTTTCGTTTTGTTCGTCAATCTTTTCTTGGTGGCGCTGAACAATCACGCGGTTCACCATTTGTTCGTTCAACTTGCGCGTGGCGTTGGTCAAATCCGACATTGACGATTTTTCCGCATCAATGTTGTCCAGGTAACCGGGATATTTTGAATTCAAATAATTGATGATGTCGCGGCGTCGTTCCAACGTCGTTCCGGCGGACGTCAATTCAACGGTCAAACCAGCGACGGCGGCGGCTTCATCTTCGTATTTCTTCGACATCGGAATGGCGACCAGGTCCGCAAAGAATCCAACCATTTCGCCAAGATTGGACAAAAACGGACCCATCGATTGGTTCATCCGTTCACCGATGGCCGCTTGTAAATTCGTCATGTTGGCCGTCACTTGCGCGGCGGCGTCGGCGGCGGTAATCGTTGCCGTTCCCGCTTTTGACATTTCTTCTTTTGCGATCTTGGAAACGGCGGCGGTGACGTCGGCGATTGATTGGGCTTCGATGGCCGCGCCTTTGAATTCGGCTTTCAACCGGGATGTTGAAATTCCCAAGTTGTCAAGAATCATCGGTGATTTCCGACCGATACCGGTGACGATGGAGGAAACAAGGTAATCAACGGATTCGCCCGTTTCCTGCGCTCGGCGTGATGCGAATTCCAACAACGTTCCCATTTCTTTCAATGGAATACCAAAGTTGCCCGCTTTCACGGCATTCTGCATCAATTCCAAATCGGACACGGTGCCGCGTGTGGCCTTGCGTAAATCCTGCAACATTCCGTCGGGCGCCATTCGATTGAACGCCGCGCGAACGCCGTCAACCTGGCCCGCCAATTTTGACGTTTCCGTGACGAATTGTTGGATTGAACCAACCGCAAATGCGCCCGCCAGGGCGCCACCGACCATGTTGAATTTGGACGACAATCCGCCCAACGTCTTGTCGATGTTTTGCATCGCCGAACGGAATTCCTTTAAATCCGCGCCGATACGAAAATTGATTGAACCTAAACCCGCCATTTTCAACCGTTTATTTCGGGCGTTAAAATGCCCAAATCTTCGGCCAATTTAATCAATTCGAACCGCGTGGGCTTCGGTTTTTGTTTCGTTTTTTTCGTGGTTTTTTCCCACGGAAACGTCGCCAAATCGTTGGGCTTCAATGCTTTTTTCAAATGTGGCGTCATCACCATTGCGGCCAACCACCGTGTTTGTTCCCACGATGTTTTGAAATCACGTTCCACGCGTTCGAAATATCCAACGGATTTGTTGGAAAATTCGCGCGGTGTCAATTCATAAAATTCGGCGGGCGTCAATGACATTTCACCCAACGCGATGGCTTCAATTCCGTCCCAATCTAAAGGGTCGCCGTCGGTTGGGTTTGGTCGTTTCCCGGTTCCGGGGCCTTGAATGATTTGGCGAACACCTCCATCACCTTGTTCAACGCGGACGGGTCCGCGTCGAGCAAATCGGACACGTCGTCCATTGTCATGATAAACGCCACCTTTTCAACCCTGTGGCCGTCTTTCAGTCCGGCCCACATTAACGCGACGGCATCGTTGATTCCGATGTCGTTTGACAATGTCATGATTTCGGCCAACGATTTTCCGGTTTCATTTCCGAACAAACGCAATGCGTTGAATCCGAATTTGACGGGATAATTTTTCCCGTCGATGCTTACGATTTCTACCATATGGCAAATTTAGTGAATGTATGGCGATTCCTCGCCATACACCCGGTGTTCAAATTACGCGGCGGTCGCTTCGGTCAAAGCTCCGTCACCTTCGATGGAAAACGAAAAAGAATTGTTGTCCTCAACTCCGCCGTCCTGCGACAACGATGTCAAATATCCATATCCTTTGTATTGTTTTTCACTTGCGGTTGTGGATCCGAAACGGAAATACAATTTCGTACGGCTGGAAATGTGTCCGAACAAATCGGAAAATCCAGCTTTGGACGTCAAATTGTATGTTACCATTCCCTCACCGGACAACGACCACGATTTCAGACCGCCCAACAATTCGCGCCATCCGGCGGAATCTTTGGTGGTCACATCGCGAACCTCCATGTTCATTTGCAACGACGCGGTCGTTGCTTTTCCGACGGTGGTGTAGGTCGTTCCGCCATCGGTCGAAATCGCGACAATTACGTCGGTTCCGTTCATCACATTTGTTGATGCTGGCATGACTTATTATTTTTTTAAGGGTTCAACCAATTTGGCTTTCACCAATTGGGCGGCGATGTCGTGGGTCACCTCAACCAACGAACCCGCTTTGACAACGTGTTCGCGTTTGATTTCCCAATCGCCAATCAATTTCACTTCAATCATGGTTTCAAGATTTAGGAATCCGAAAAATTAAATCAATCTGCCCGCCGAAAAATTCGTCCTTATCTGAATAGATGTCACGAAAATCGTCGAACGAACAAGATTGATATTGTACACCCGCCACGGGGCCGGACGTTCTTGGAAAGGTGGCCCGGACACCTTCAACAGCGGTTTGAATGTCGCTGTATTTTGTTGACACAACGGTAATCCGAACCAACGTTTCGTCGATTTCGGAATCGTTGTCTTTCGTTCCGTTGGGATTGGTACGAACAACCTCGTACACCGCGTATGGCGCCGTTAAAACGCCTTGTGCGGCAATGAATGGATAAACCCGCCCGGCGAACAAACCGTTCAACGTGGCGTTGTTGTCAAATTTGTATTTGATGACTTTTCCTATCATTTCCCGGCGGATTGACGTTTGACCAAACGGTTGATATATTTTTGCGCTTCCTGAAAAAACGCCGCTTTGAATTCGGCGTTCACGGATGGCGCGGCCTTTTGTCGGGCGCGGTCGGCAAATCCCAAGTTTTTGCCGATGTATTTTCCGCCGGACAAATATCCATAGTTGATGAAATGCGCGAACCAACCACCTTTGTTCGGGTCACGAAATGAACCCTTCACACGGGGTCCAATCACCGTGATGATCATGTCGCGTTTCTTGGACCTGAAAAACATCGGCGCGATTGAATCACGCAATTGACCCGGGCGGATTTCGGCGTAAACCGAACCGCTTCGGTACACGGTGAATTTGTCGCCCTGGAAATTACTTATTTCCTCGCGGTACGAATCAACCATTGGTTTGGCGGCGCGGCGTCCTGCGGACTTCATCACCTTCAAACGCAACGTTTCGTCGAACCCTTTCATGGCGGCCAAAGTTGCTTCCACGCCCGTGATTTCCAAATTGAATCCTCGCGGCAATTTGGCTTTTGTACGGGTGTGGGTCCTGGCGTTCACCGTTTACGCTTTTTCTTTGTACATGATGGCGGCGCCGGACGTCAACGTCAACGACGTGAAATTGCCAAAAATCGTACTTCCCGCCAAAAACGTTTCACCAACCAATGTGTTTCCCGTGTAATCGGACGCAATGGCCGCGATCACGGAATCTTCAACGAATTGGATGGCATACGATACGATCGCATGTGCGGCGGTGTCGGAAACGAATTCGGCGCCGTTTTGGCCCAACATTAAATTTTCGGCTTCTTGAACCAAATATTCATTTACTCCTGGCATGGCTTAAAAAATTAAACGGGTTTTGATTAACATCCAACGTTTGCGCTCAACGGGCAAAACGTTTTCAATTTCGAACGTTTGGCCGTCCCAAACGATTTGACATTTTTCGTTGAAATTCGTGTTGTAACGAATGACGAACGATACATTTTTGACCGCTTCCAATCGGTCGGAAACTTCACCTTCTTCGCTCGGCGCAAATTGAACCGCCGCCCACACTTGGCCGTTGTCGGCGTATGCTCGCACCAATTGTCCGAACGCGTCCGTGGTTTCCACGGGCGTCCGTAACGTGATGCGGCGGTCCAATTGACCAATATCTTTGATGTCCATTTTTTAGAACGTGAAAACGCGGTATGGCTTCATCAGGTATTCCGATGCCGTTGGTAACTGTTTTATTGAATCCTGGCGCTTTTCATACATATCCGCAATGATTAACAACATGGCTTGTTTAATGGGTCCAGGGACGTCGGACGCGGCCGAATAGCCAACGACCGAACGAACGGTCACCACGTTGATCGTATCTTCCGTATCGAACCAACCGTCGGTTGAAATGATGCGCGCGGGTTCTGAAATAATGTCCGTTCGGTATTTGGCGACGTTGACGGTGATTTCCGTTCCAACGCCGTCCAAATACTTCACGGACGTGATGGATTGAACGGGTCCAGCGGACAAATAGATGATGTCCGATTGACCGAATTTGTAGGGCGGGAAATAGTCGAAATATTCTTCGATTGTCGTGGTCATCAAAATCCGCCGCATATATTGTTCGCACAATTGCCGTGACGCCACAATCATCGCCGTGATCAATGCATCTTCGGCGCTGGAATCAACGCGCAAAAACGTCTTGACGTCGGACAACGACAACGGTTCACTTGCTGCGGGGGTGATGATTTTGATGGACATTGACTATCGTTTTTCGCGCTTCGTGTACGTTGCGCGTTCCTTTTTTTCAACTTGTTTCACCGCAATGGCCCGGCAATATCCCAATGCCAACCATTCATTCGCAATCCCCGTGGGGATGAATTGCGTATCGCCTGAACGATACGCGAACCCATCACCCACGATGGTTTGCAAAAATTCAACCTCAATCATTAGGCCTGAACCAAATGTTTGATTGCGGAGGATTGCAACAATCCGGCGTCAACGCGCTTGAACGCGGTGAATCCAACAACCAATGATGCGGCGTACAATTCGTCTTGGCGCAAGAATTGCAATGGACCAGCAACACGCACAACGTATTTGCTGAAATCACCAAATACAACGGATTTGTTTCCGGTGGCGATTGCGGCCATGTCGTTGTTCACATACACGGGTTTTCCGAACAATGTGTCGGGTTGACCCACGCCGATACCTGGCATGAATACCGGGTAGTCGTTTGCGGAACCGATGCCCAATTTGCGAACCGCTGAAAGGGTTGAATCTTTCATCATGAACGCGGCATTGGGTGAATTGCGGTACGCGGGATCAACAGAGTATAACAAATCCAACAATTCGGCCGCGGTGATTGCGGTGGCGCTGGCGGCAGTTTTGCCCGCTGCGGAACCGTACACAACGCCGGTTGGCTTGGATGAACCGTCACCCGTGGTGAACGCGGCGTTGGTTCCACGCGCGATGCGCTGGCCCAATGCGTCAACCAAAAACGCTTCAAGGTCAAACGCGTTGTCTTGCAACAACTGGCGTGATACTTTCACGATTTTGGAGGTGTAAGTGTACGCGCCCAAATTCAAAGCTGCGAACGTCATGTCGGACACGGTGTCGGCGCTGGCCTCGGCCAAAATCGCACCAACAACGGATGTATCATCAACGGTTGGGTAAGGCAATGGCGCACCACTTGTGGTGTTCAATACCTGCGCCAATTGTTCAACGGGTCCGGCAAATTTCATGGCAACACTCAATGCGTTGCTGAAATCTTCGGGAACCAGGTATCCACCCAATGAGTCGGTTCCGGCGATTTGTGTGGACGTGCCACGCATTTCGGCGCGCTCCTCGGCGTTCAAAGAATTGATACCGTGACGCAAGAATTTAGCGAATACGGCGCGTTGTTCTGGCTTTGCAGCTGCGGCGCGCTCCTCGTTTGACTCCTCACGCTTGGCGGCGATTTCTTTCCGCATGGCCTCGGAACGCTCAACACGCTCAAAATTCGCCTTCAATTCGTTGGCGTCATTTTCCATGGAATCGAATTTCGATCCTTCCTCGGCGTTCAAAGAACGACCTTCGGCTTGGGCGGCTGCGACCAAACCGTTCATTTGCTCGATAAGAGCTGCGCGTTTTTCGCGCAATTGAACACTATTCATTTTTGTTCAGTTTTGTGTTTTGATTAAACGAATCCGGAACGCCTGGATTGGCGTTTCGGTGTTTCCATCGGCGCTTTGCTCGATGGGTTCCCGTTGCAAATCATCGTTCGGAATGGAATTCCGATTGGCGATTCCAACGGTCGTGGCGGGATAGGCAGGGTAGGTCACGGGACTAACGTCGTACAAACGACCTACCTTTTCAATAAACCGGAACATCACGTTTCCGCGCTGAATCCAGGTGTCTTTTTTCACGGTAAACCCGAACGATGATTGAGTGACGTCGCCGCGGCGCATCAATTCCAACAAATCGTTTGCGTATGTGGTTTCCGGTGAATCGTATTCATAACCTAAACCGCGGGCATCAACGAACAATTTCAATGTTCCGGATGTCGTGCGGCCTAATAGGTAGTTCGGGTCGTGGTTAAATAATGCGCGAACGTCGTCGTTCATGGCCTCGTCAAATGCGCCGGGTTTGATCAATTCAATGAACCCGCCCAAATCCTCGGATTCTGAATTGAACAAGGCCGCGTAACCGCGAACGGTTCGTTGCGATTCGTTGGTGATTCCAATGTCGGACACGGCGCGACGTTCAACGATCGCGGCGGAACCGCGTTGTTCGTCGTCGTATTTGGTCAACGTGGAAAATCGGTGAACAACATTCAATTCCGGGCGTCGCTCAACGTATTCGTTGGCGTCGGCGTCGAAATCGTAAATTCGAACCAATGCGACCGGGTCGTCATTGGTTCCGGTCATCGAGAACCCCGACGTGGATGTCAAATCACCATTTGATTCGACCTGAACGATGCGACCGTATGCAAAACCCGTGGACGTGTTCCAGCGGACAAAATCACCAACGAACAATTCATCGGCCGCGGCGCGGCTCAATTTGGATTCTTCGTCGTCGTTCCAATCCTCCATCACATCCTCACACCATTCCATCATCGGATCGCCACCCCATGCGGCGTACATCACCGAACCGCAAACGACGTTGCCGTCGGCGTCAACGAATTCGCCCGTGTCGTAAACTTTGGCGCGGACCAAAAACGAAAATGTCCGAACAACGATTTCGTCTGAAATCGCTTCACGGCTGGCCAATTGATTGGCGCGCGTCCAACCGACAATCGTTCCGCAATCAATGTCGCGTTCGGCTTTGAAATCCAACGCGCGTTGTGCGTTGTCCGATGCCGCTTGTGGGTAGTCCGTGTATGGCATTAGTCGTACAAATTTTGTGTGGAATCGTCGGTGGCGACGTTGGCCATGTTCAACGGCGTGACGTAAATGTCGCCGCCATCAATCGGGTTCATGTTTTCCATGTCACGAACGTCGTTCGCCGACAACCAACCCCATTGACGACCGACCGCGTAGGCGGTGTATCGCGATTGAATGTTGCCGCGCAACAAACCTTCCAGGTTGAAACGTGCGTAAAATTCGCCGCGTTCATCCTGGCGGAACAATTTCCGATTGATTTCGGATTCGTAGGCCTTGACCATTGGGCGGACCGTGTCACGCACAAACGAAATACCTTGTTCCTCGATGTTGGCGCGGGACGACGAATTGTCCATTTCGTTCAACATGAACAACGGAACGCGGAAAAAACGTGAAATGTCGGCGATTTGGAATTTGCGCGATTCCAGGAATTGGGCATCGTTTGGCGGAATCCCGATTCGCTCGTATTTCATGCCTTCTTCCAGGACCGCGGTTCCGTGTGAATTTTCCAATCCGCCCTGCGCGGAATCCCATGAACGTTTCAATCGTTCGGCGGCGTCTTTGGTCAACGTGCCGGGGTGAATCAAAACGCCACCAAGATTTGCGCCGTTGCCGAAAAATTGTGCGCCGAATGATTGTGCGGCCAATCCCATTCCAATCGCTTCACGCGCGGCGGTCAATGTGGATTTGCCAACCAGTCCGTCCAACGTCAAACCCATCACATGGATCATGTGTTGGTCGTCGATGGCGCCCTCCTTGTTGTCGACGATGTAGAATTTTTCCCCTTCAACGATTTTGATTTTGACGCGCTTCGGATGAATCGCGATCAATTCAATTGGGCGTCCGGCTTCGTTGCGTTTGATTTGTGCAAATGCGTTGCCGTACAATTGGCGGCAGGATTCCAAATACGACCAAAACGTGAATTCGTTTTGAATATTATTCGGGAAATTTAAAACAAACGAAACGGGGTGGTTTGGCGCAATATATTTTCCATCGCTCGTTTGTTGGTAAACGTGCAACGGTAATGATGCGAATGTTTCGGATAAAATTCGAATGGATGACCAAACGGCGGAAAATTGCAAAGATGAATCTTCGGTAACCGATGCGCCGGATTTGGTACGAAACATCAGGTCGTAAAGCCAAGACGCCGGGCGGGTCAATGACGACGAAACGGTTGATGAACGAACCAAATTCAACGGGTTCAACCGCTGGATGAAATTT